AGCCAAGCGAGTGACAAACAGGAAAATACAATAATAACAAGAGATGAAGCCAGAACAGATTCGACCCCCACGGACACCACCAATCTTCTCTCTCACGTGTCAACTGAACGGTATGCACAGTTTGAACCAATTGTCAATCGGTGGGTTACTATGCCCTCTATTGAGGTTCGAACGCAGTTTGTTGCTGGACAAGCCATTGGAGTATTTGTTCTCCCCCGGGACATTTTCAGTGTTTTGTCCAAGACACCAAATATAACACCATTCGAATCTTACTTGTACTCCCATCTTAGTTGCGAAATGAAATTCGTTGTGAATGCTAACAAATTTCACTGTGGAAAAGTGATTTGTTCAACTAAGTTTGATTCATATAAGACGGAAGCAGACCAGTCAGGATACATGAATGCCTTGGCAAGACCACACATTATATTGGATTTGTCAGCAAATAATGAGGGTAATTTAACAGTACCATTTAGATTTCGACGAGCTTTGATGCGCAATACAACCCATGAAAACGGTACGCGAGCCGTGCGAACGACAGAATATGCTACTGTTTGTGTCCATATGTTCTCTCCCTTACGAACTGGAAGTGACGGCGTCAATAACATGTTTATTCGCCCTTTCGTACGTTTTTCATCAGTGGATTTTGCTGGTATGTCATATCGTGCTGAGGTTCAGATGGATGTGATCCGAACTGTTTCTAAAAGTAAGGGACTTAAAGGTCTTCTACGAGATGTTGAATCCGTCTTGGATTTTGCAGGGAACATTAATTGTGACAGGCCAACTGATTTGCAAAAAAATATTGTAGTTCCTCATGCTCGCATGAATTTTTCTTCCGGAAAAGGAGCCATTGATGCCATGGTGATGCGAATGAATCCAACTGTGATGACGCCCGCTACACACATAAAGCGATACGATAATGATCCAACGGATATGCTTCAAATAGCTCAAATATGGGGTCTCAAAAATACGTTCGAGTGGTCCGCTGCTGCAAAGGAGGGAACCACCTTAGCCCGACTCGTCGTAGATCCTTCATCGCCAGTTCAGAGTGGACGATTTTCC